AATGGCAATTTTACACTGGAAGATATATGCATAAGAATACTGGCACAAAAGTAGGTGTTCCATCCTTGGAATATACCTCGATATTACCATTTTTTTCGTGTAAAAAAGGATTACGTATAAGATAATTACAATATTCATTATTGTTTGTCCAAGATATTTGCCAAAACGAGAAAAAGAATCTATAACCTTCTTTCTCCGGGACTGTATATTGAGCATAATATTCTTCTGGAAATTGAGGATTTTGTCTCCAAATAGAATTTCCGGCAGTCCCACACAAATAAGAATATAATAAATAAAAGTTACCTAACTTGCTATTTACATCACTTAATCCCCCAGTGATAGTACCGTCACCAATAGTCGAAATATCGGTAGTTCCGATAAGGCCTATAAGTGATTTAAGGTTTTTTACAGACAGTTTAATTTTTCCCAAAATAGATGATAACTTTTCTCCTGTCGTTAATTCATCTAAAGTTGTTGCTTCTTCAAACACCGCAGTCAAATTACTACCGTCACCAGTTTTGGTCAAATAGTTTGTCAAATACGTTTTAGGAATTGCATCTATTTTTTTATCAACGCTTGTTTTGTCATAATAATTTGTCAAATCAGAAACTTTTTTTGTAATGTATCCTACATCATTTTCTAATTCGCTAACTTTTGTTGGTATTCCTCCTGTTTGCTGTTTTGCTTGTTCCATATAATACTTTGCATTATCGGTATCTTCTCCTTCTCTTGTTCCGGTTCCACCTACGGCATAAGATTCAGCCAATACAGATTTTGCATTTGCGGATTGCGCATAAGCAGATGCATTTGCGGATTCTACTCTAATATCTGCTAAATAATTAGGCTGAAGCATATCATCTGTTACTGATCCTGTTTTTATCGAAAAAGAATAAGTCTTATTCTTTCCAGTACCAGTCACGGATACAGTTATGGTTGCAGAATCTTCAAATGTCAACACCGGAATCATAGAACCAATATCAGCTGTAAACTGTGTTCCATCTTCTGTAGTCATGGTAATGATTCCGTCATCAGACATGGAAAATTCGACAGGTATTTTTTCAATATTAAGGTCAAAAATTACTTTTTCACCATTGTACTTTGTAATAGTAATAACACCGGTTGTTTCATCCATAGTCCAATCAGCAATATTTCCGTTTATTGCAGACTTGTCTACTTTTAAGGCATCCTGTAATATGATACGGTTGTCCAACGCATCAATAGCAGAATCCATCTGATTAAGATTGTATGCATCTAAATCCGTGTTTTCACTGGGGTAATCTTCCCAGTTAATTCTGGTATAAACCTTATTCATTGCCATCTGCGGTTACCTCGTTTTCCTCTTTCATAATCTGCATATCTGATAACTGTTTAGTCTCCGCATATACTTCATACAATACAAGCCTTTTCACCTCGATAGGCAACGGTGTTTGATTTAATACTGTCACAAGGTTGCTTTTTAATTTCTTAATCTCAAAATTTGCTGCCATATCAATTCTCCCTTACATAGATTTCTTTTCCTTGCTCTTCTGCATACGCATACAGATTTTTGCACAGTTCAGATACCTCATATCCGCTCTGTGCAACCACTGTATCCGACATGTCAATCAGTTGCTTCATAAACTCTTCAAAACCATCGCCATCTTCCGTGCTAAACAATGTTGCATTGATTTCCGTAAACGTGGAAATTCCAATGGTAAAAGCTATATATTGCTGAATTTCTTGCCTTTCTTCCATTACTTCTTTCATTGTTTTTCCAATAATCGTTTGAAGAATAAATATTTTTTTTACCATAATAAATCTCCTACGTCATAAGTGTGACAATTCCAGATGTTGCAGTGAGCAAACCTCCAAGTGATGAAACTCCTGTAATAAAATTAACATTATGTCCAGGATAATCAGCAACATTGGCTGTTTGTGTTACCAAAGATACATCTGATACGGTTCCATTTATATAATTTTTTGTGACACTTAATGTGGCACTTGTCAGTACTGTCTTACTGCCCAATATTTGAGAAGTTGTTGATATGTTTTTTACATATTGTGAATCATATGTTGCTCCATTTCCTACCACTAAAATTCCGCTTACACTTACCATTGAAGCATCAATAGTAAGATATTGTCCCAATCCTTTTATAGATCCTGTGCTTTGCAATAGTTCGTTATAAAATTTAATTTCACCTGATGATACTTCTGTGTAACTTCCGTCTTCCCCTATAGACTTAAAACTACCAGTCATTACTGCGTTTTTAGCTGTTATAGTTCCATCTGCTGATATGCTACAGTTATCTGCTTCCAATACAAAACGGTTTCCAGAAATACTTACCTGTCCACTTTCAACACTTAACTGAGAACTGACATCACCTTTTGATACTTTTAATTTGATTTGGTCTGCCTGAACTGAGATTGCCGCCGCCAATTCTACTTCTGCATCTATTGCCCTTTTTGCTTCAAGTTCAATCTTTCCAGCTGTCTGTGTAATCTTCGTATCCAGTCCGTTCTCAACATCTTTGATTTCAGACCGGGTCTCTTCTACATTCCGTTCTAGTTCATTAGTCTTTCCACGGAGTTGAATTATACTTTTGTTAATTCCATTTACCTGTTCACTGTACTTTGGAGATTTTCCGCTTGCTGATATGGTGTCTGTCGGTTGTTGGATTCCTTTGTATGTTCTGCTCAACACATAGCTTTCTATGATTTCTTTAGCCGTATATACATTGACTGCTTCTCCAAGGCTCAAACAAGGATTTCCTATTTTTTCACAGTTATAAGGTCTATATTTTACAACTTTAATAACCTCATACAGATTTCTTGCAACCGTTTCTAGGGCATCTGCACCCATTCCATAAACAAGGAAATTATCTTGCAAAATATAACTGTTGTCGTTCTCGGTAATCTCTGCATCCGGGTAAACTGCACCAATATCATTTTCTGATTGTCTTATCTGCACTTTTGTAACTTTTTGGCAGACAAAATCTTCATATTTAACTGATTTGTATTTTCCACCAGTAACCTTTTCTTTTTCAGAACCTTTTCTAGGGTATAATCCTTTCTGTGGATATAATCCTTTTTGTGGATATAATCCGGATATTATTGCTTTAAGGAAAACATATTCAAATTTTCCATCATGGTTAATGTGACCAAAGCATCCATTTATTGAGCAGATTGCTTCCATGACCGTCTGGCCAGAAAGTTCACTTGGCTTTATGGTTTCTGCCACTTCCATGCTGTCATTAGGTAATGTGGCTGCTACTTGCTCAACACCAAAATATGAAAAAAAACTGTCTCTGAACTGCTTTAAAGTCAGAGGAAACTTCAATCCGTTATACCAGGAAGATACTTCTGATTCTCCAATATCGTATATGACGTCATATGCCGTCACATTCCTGTAACGCTTATCATCTGTTGGTTTATCGGAAATGACACGGTATTTGCCGAAAATAAACGGTGCGTCAACATGTCCATTAATCACAGCAGAAACATTTATCTGTTTCCCAATCATGCTTGTGAACACGTTGGAAATTTTGAATTTTAACTGTGATGCATTGCACTGTCCAAATGTAAGGTAATCATCATCACATAGTATTTCTTTTAATTCAAACTGTTCAAAATGGATTTCGCTGTTGGTGATTTTTACAGACTTGTCCTCTGTTTCAATTGTGATTTCCTTTTTGGATGCGCTTTTATCAAACAAATCCGCATAGGTATAGTTACTCATTCGCTACACCTCCGACAAATGAAAATTCTATCTGATTGTATTTAATCTCTCCGTCATAAGTTCCGTAGATTGTAGGCTTTATATCAGCCATATATCCATATTGTGTGACATATTGACCTAAAAATGGAATGTATGCCGTGATATTACATCCCTGTTCCGTTGCATCAATAAAGTTTCTTCGTATCCCGGACAGTAACTCTTGCAAATCGTCATCCGTCAGCATCGCAGGCGTTGAAAAATCAACACTTAATGCTTTTAGCTCCACAGCATTTCTATGTACGTATCCATTTGCATCAGTCCACGGGTCTACATCTTGCATATTTACAGCTGGCTGATAACTTTCAGCGGCTATAAATCTTGACTGGTCAATAACGTAATCTCCAATTTTTAAAAGCCATCCTTGATATGCTGACACACACTCACCGCCTTATTGCATAAAAATAGACAGCACCCATTCAGAGTGCTGTCTGTGTTAAAATACATATACATTCTTGTGTTTTTGGTTAAATTGCTCTTGACCGTATTGTCTTGCGGCAATTCCAATTTGATCTGTTGTTATTCCAAACTCTTTCTCAAGGATTCCTTGCAGTAGCTGATTATTCTGTTTCAGAAGTGCAATTTCCTGTTGTGCCGTGGAATTAATAGCATCTTTGATTCCAGTGATTTCAACTCCACCGGCAACCGCTGTTTTTCCACCTACTGTTCCGGCAATCTCCGGTATACCGTTCTCTCCTGCCATGAACATCGTATATCGGCTTGGAACGTAACCACCTTTTTCAAATGTAGGTATTCTTCCAACACTAATGTGTTGTATATTATTCGGAACTGCGTCACCAATTTTAGGTATTAACCTTGCTGCAGACATCAAACCATTAATAAGGTCTATGGCATTGTTTATCATGGTTTCTATTCCACTTATTACAAGGTTCAAAGGAGCTATTGCAACATTAGCTGCTGTTTTAAATGCTGTTCTAAACGCCGTTGGAATGTTTTCAAGCAATTTATTCCATTTTGTTAGTCCAAACTGCTCTGAAATTTTTTTCCACCAACTTGAAAATCCTGTTTGGTTCCACCATGTTGTAAAAGAAGTCCATTTTTCAGAAAGTGATGACTCTATAGTTTGACCCATTCCTTGCCACTTTTCCTTTGTGAACCAAGGAGACACATTTTCATTAAACCAGTTTCCAACAAGTGGTGCTATATTGATAAGTGCAGATGACAGACCAAAAGTATCTGACATATCTACTTTTGTATTTTTTATTTTATCAATTAGCCAATCAATTTTATCTCCAAAATCATCAAGAGTGCTATGTTTTGGAAGCAACATTGTTCCTGTCAAGAATCTATACAAATCATTATCTGTTATATCTTTGTATAAATCATCCCACGCAGTTTTTAATGTGGCAAAATCAGTATTTTTTAATGTATCAAAAAAACCATTTTCACCAAACCACGTAAAATTGTCGTAGTACTCTGCATCTTCTGGGAACAATGCTTTTCCTAAAGATTTTCCTACATTAAATCCAATCTCCCAAGTAACAGCAGCTATTGCAATTGTCGGAACTATTCCTATACTTGATCCTAGTACTTTGGCTGATAACTTGTCCGATATTTTCCCCCATATGATATCTCCAACACCAGTGAATTTCAAAAGCCCTATTGCTGTCAGAATCGTGGTTTCAATCGGTGCAGCATCAAAACTTCCTTTCCATAGATCGATTGCCGCATTTATGGCAGTTTCTATGAAATTTCCGGCAGAAGTAAAGATTGCCGTCCAATCAATTCCGTCCAAGAAACTACCTATGTGTCTTCCGATTTTTTCCCAGTCAACAGAATCTATTGCTCTTGTGAACCAGTCAAAAATACCAGTTACCAGTTTGGACGTATCCATTCCGGCAACCTTAAACCAGGCATCAGAATCAAACTTAAATGCATATGCCAGATCTTCTATGATGTCTTTCACTGGCTTAAACACCTTGCTTACTTTATCAGCCCAGCCCATAGCTGTATTCTGCATCTTGTCGAATGCTTCCTGCCATACTTTTTCGTACTCTGCAGTAGCATCCATGATTTCTTTGGTAAGGTCAATTCCTGCTCCACCAGCACCACTTCCGGAACCACTGGATTTTGGTGTGGAAATAACTTTCAATTTATCAAATGCTCTGATTCCGCTTTGAGCATTTTTTGCGCTTGTGCCAACTTTATCCAGCGCATCTGCCGTATCTTCCAAATCTTCATTGTACCCGGATACACCTTGACCGAATGACGAAAAGTCAATCTTGATTCCCAGTAAATTTGCAACACTAACAAGCAGTCTCTTAATCGCAATTACGACACCGTTAATGACAGGAAGTACTTTCTGCAATACCGGAATAAACAACTGACCCAGTACCATGCCGGCTTCTTTTACATTGTTGGTAAACTGACGAATCATGTTACTTGGAGAATTGATTGTATTCGCCAAGTCTCCCCATGATACTTTGGACTGGTCTAAGATTGCCAGTAAACGCAACTGCTGTTTCTCTGCCTGTGACATTTCAGATACAGCTTTTTCAATGCCGTATTTGTAAGCATAGGTCTGTAAGGTGGCATTCGTGATATCAATACCATACTTATACAGTGCTCTTGACTGACCGATTAAGCCGGACTGTAAGTTGGTTGCAACCGTACTGAAATCCACGTTAAACAGAGATGAAATATCACCGGCAAGCATTGTCATGGACTTTGAAATTGCTGTGGTGACTTCTCCGGTCTGCCCTAAAGAGTTGGTAATAGATGCAAGTTGTGAAGCGTACTGCGTGATCACCTGTAAATTCAGTCCCAGGTTTTTCATTCCGCTTTCAGAAATCAATCCACCGTCTACATCTACTTTCAGACCGGACATTTTGCCAAGCAGTTCATTTACACGGTTTCCGAAACTCTGCGCATAATCTTCTGCATTGTCGTAACCGAATTGTTCAAAATCCTTGCCCCATTCCTTGCCGACTTTATTGAATGCTACCGTGTAGTAGTTGAATGCTTCGATATAGTCCGTAGTTCCCTCTATGGACTTCCACAGACTTTTAATTCCACGGATCACAAGGAAATATGTTGCGTAGAATCTGCCGAAAGCCGCAGCAAGGCTAAATGTGCTTTTCGTGGCTCTTCTTGCGCTTACCGTATAGGTGTTCAGATTACGTCCTAAAGAGTTTGCTGCTCTCCCGGATGCCGCACCAGTAGATGCCAGTCCTGCCAGTGCATTTGTCATGCGGATAATGTTCTCACTGACATTTGGAGCGGTTGAAAGAGTTGTAAATAACTGCTTCAAATTCTTTGCCAGTAAAGGAATGTTTGTGACTGCTCTGCCTGATGCCACACCACCAAGTCTTGAAATCGAAGATGCTATGCTCGCAATATCCCCTACTCCATCTACTTTAGTTCCTGCCATGTCAGCAGAAAAGGTCTTCAATGCAGATGAAATTCTGCTTAATCCGCTTGTATCTATTTTTCCCATTCTGTTAATGGAATTTGTCAATGTGGAAATATTCTTAATACCGCTTGTATTCATGGAACTGGCGGCATTTGCGATACTCTGTATGCTATTAGAAATGCTTGTCAGTTTGGATGTATCAATAGACAAGCTTCTCTGAAAATTCGTAAGGCTATTTGCCAACTTATCCAGTGCGTTACTTGCGTTATTCGCATCCGCTTTTATTTTAATCTGTAAAGAATCAATATCTGCCATACCGCACCGCCTTTACCGCAATAAAAAAGGAAGTGTCTGCCACTTCCAAGAAAAGAGCGGCAAGCTGTGACACCTACCGCTCCTAAAATTACTTTTTGAGATATGCCCTTGTAACCGCACCGATTTTTCCGTCCACTTTGATACCGACACTCTTTTGGAATGCTTTTACTGCATCAGAAGTGGTTTTTCCGAAATATCCGTCAATGTTCGTCTTACCTTTCGCATTTACAGACGGCATAAAGTCTTTCCTTACAAGTTCGTACTGCGCCCACTTGACATCATTTCCCTTCATCATTGCCATACGCTTGTAATAAAGAAGTCTTTCCGGCTCTGTATAAGGGTTTCTATGGCTTGTAGAATCCTCATATACGGCATCTAATTCCTTGTACCATACATTCATGTCTACATTGCCTACAATACCGCCTACACGACCTTTAGAAGTGTACTGCCAGCCTACCATGTTAGGTACTTGCGGCTGATACTTCACATTACACTTGCCGTTATTCTTGCCATACCGTGCAATCCACATGGGATAACTCACACCGCCATAAGGCTTAATGTATGTCTTGTAAAAACTTTCCCCAGTGTATACACCGAACTGTAATCCTGCATCGGTGATTACCTTGCCGTAAGCATTGATAATGGAAATAATATTTTTGCCAAGGCCTTTCATAACGGCATCTTCAACATCAAGATATACTGTCACTTTTCTACCGTTAAGAATAGTAAGCACTCTTCTTGCATCAGATCGTGATTTTGCAACCGTTGTAATATATCCGTATTCATATACTCCGTGCACATGGACATTGTGCTCTTTACAACCTTTCCAGTTCTCTTCAAACTTCTTGTCCGGGTTCAAATCCTTACGGATGACTTTCAAAATAGCAAAATCAATACCGTTCTGTTTTACCGCCCACCAGTTAATCGTCCCCTGGTATGAGGACACATCAATTCCTGTTAAACTCATGTTTGTTTCTCCTTTTTGGGATGTGATAATTCAAAATTAGCCTGCATTGCCATAAGTCCTGCAAGGAACGCTTTTCTTTGCTTCTGAATTTCTTTTTCATTATTAGCAATGTCCGCACGTTCCATAATAGGCTTGTCAATATACTTCGATTGTGCTTTTCTACCGTTTAGGCAATGGTCTATTGCAAATATTAATGCAGATATTCCATAATCTCCACACCGTTGCCATGAATTCCTATCTTCTTCCTCTTTTTTGAGTTTATATCCTTTGTAACACCACTCTAATTTTTTAGGATTCAGATGTTTGAACTCTTCTATCGAAATTCCCATGGAAAAAGCAAATGGAAAATATTCTTCCCATATTATTTTGTGCCAGTCGATTTCTTCTTGTGATCCTGTGGCATCTTCGTTACCTTGCTGTCCTCTTTCTCCATCTCTTCCTTGGTCTGCGTCATCATTTCCGTCAGACCCGACAGTTCGAAAAAACCGTCTTCTTCCATACAATCTGTCAGTTCTCCATACAGCTTCACAAAAGAAAGGCCGTTTGCTTTCATGTATTCTTTCATTAAAGCATTGGATTCATCCGGTGTAATACCTTCATGGTTTTCGATAAGACCAGCATAAAAAGCCGTTTTGCATACATGAGGAAATTCTGCAAGCATATATCCGCTACCATCTACAATTTCTTCTGGCGTGGGATTCTGTACATTTTTTGCCTTTTTAGCTACATAGCCACCGGAAAGCATAAGAAACATCTTTTGAATCAAATCCTTGCACTCCACAGCACCGAATCCAAACTCTAAAGTATATTCAACATCATTAACTAAAATCTTCTTCATAAAAACATATCCTTTCCCCAACATTTGTTGGAAAGGAGCCGCCCGAAGACGGCTCTCTTTTTGCTAAATCAATGTTTCGTCTACCGCTTCATCAAAGTCAGCCACGGCAGTGTTATTTGTTTCTGACTGACTTTCTATTCCCCCGTTGTCAGTGCAACAGTAGAATCCAAACCTTTGTATTCCTCAATGGTAAGGTTCATTTCAATCGTCAGAAGTTCATTCTGTCCGATCTCTGGCTGTGGAATCTGCTCAGGTGGCTGTGCCACAACGAAGAAAGATTTCTCTTCTCCGGGAATTACAGTTTCAAACCACATTCTATTTCCACCAGTAAGAGCCTTGTAGGCTGTGATAAGTGCAGTCCATTCAGCCACGGTCTCTGATGTGAAGTTGACTGTGACTGCAAAAGATCCACCAGTATCTGCACGACCTTTTACATATCTGGTGATTGCATCTTCTAACGCAGAAGCATCAATCTGTTCCGGTTCAATGTTAATGCCGCCAATGGCATTAATTCTTGTAAGTTGCTTAAAACTTGTAGGTTTTGTTCCGGCGGTTGTCTCTGTACCATATCCGAAAGTAATGCCTAAAGTAGAAATTCCGGCTGCTGCCATAATTTATACCTCCTTAAATTTGCATAAAAAAATAGAGCCGAATGGCTCTAATATTTACAATTTATCATCAGCACCTACGCTTCTTCTGAACCGTGCAGTGCTTCTGTATGTGTCCTGCGAAGTATTATTGAACTCTGGCATGGAAGTTATTTGAAATCGCAGACGTTTGAAAAGTCCGGCAACCGTAGCCATGATAGCTTCGGCTTCTTCTTGACTTTTGTTGGTTATCACATCCACTTGGTACGATGCTGTGATTCCATTAACAGACCGTCCTTCAAGGTCTTGTCCTGTCTCTGTGAACGGCATAGCATGAAAGTACACCGTAGGGAATGTAGGGTCTGACAAATCCTTACTTTTGTCCGTCACATAAGCTTTAGGATGGCTCTGTGGTATCTTCATTTTTAAGTATGATGCAATCTTGACTTTGAAGTCTGATACCCATTGATATTCATTAACCGCCATTTCCAAACACCACCTTTGCTGTCTGTAATACAATTTTACGAAGTTCTATTGCAGTCAGGTACATAAAAGGTCTTGAAGGCATACCTTTTGTTATATGAAGTTTTCTGTCATCTCCGATATAACTCCAGTAGTATTCTCCGGCTTTCACATAAGTGCTTCCATGCACTTCAATGTCTTGTAATGCTTGCCGAATTGTTTTACCGGAGTTGTATTTCCATGTAACACCTTCCGGCAAAGGATATGGATATTCTTTCTTTCCACCAATGCTACCAAGAGTACCAAACTCAACGAAAAGCGCATGGTCTGTACCGGCAACCACCGACCAAACACCGCCACCCTTTACAGAGCCAACGTATTCCGCATGAATGCTTTGCAAAAGTTCTGATGTAAAGATAGCATCAAGGTCAGCAATCTGCACTCTAGCAATCTCTACGCCCTTTTCTGCCAGCGTTTCTGCCAGTAGTCTACATTTATACTCTAAGCTATTTTCATAGTCTCTAAGAGCCTTTACAGCCGCTTGTATGGACTTTTGGTCAAACAGGTTGATATTGATTGTCTTTTCCATATCACTTCACCGTCTTTTGCAACAAAAACAAATCTGCTGTCAGTCCCTCGTCTGCAACACCTTTGACAACATAGTCCGCAGTCTTGTTGTCCACAAGTCCGTCATCGTCACGGCCTACTTCTGACTTCTTCCAGATAACGTCCCCTGCCTTAATCGGCAAATAGCCTTTGTCGGTCACAATCTGACAGTACGAACTGGAATCATCAATACCAAATTCTTTTACCAGTACTTCCGACAGCTTATTACTGATGTTGGCAGAAAAAAGGACGGGTTCAGAATATCCAGTAGTTTCTCTCAAAACCACTGGAATCCTTTCTCCGTCCATCTCGATGTACTTTATTTCTCCGTTTTCGTCCCGGTCATAAATCGTGACTTTTTCTCCCTGCCGTGAGTACTTCATTTTCTGCTTGTTAATGTCAAGCATCTTTCTTCACCTGCTTGTAAATCTGATTTACACCAGTGCTTGCCAAGCCGGAAACAATTCCTACCGCAATCGCATTCAGTACATCATTTGCCGGGAAATCCGGAATAACATACATTCCTACTACTCCGAGAATGCCACCGACAATGCCGACAACAACCGGGATGTAGTTATCCTTAATAACCGGAATCAGCTTCGCTCCAATACCGGCAAGATAACAGATAACCACGATTGCAACACAAGTTCCTACCTGTGAAAAATCCATCATTCCTTACCTCCGTTCTCTTTAATGTTAAGTCTTTCCTCAATTCCATCAAGTCTATGATGCGCAGATGCCATACTGGCTTCAACCTTTGTCAGCTTCTGTTCATGCTCTGCAAGCTCTTTCTTCATCTCTGAACGCTCGCTTTTCATTTCATTGATAGTATCAAGGATGGTGTCCAGTTTCATGTTGATGCGTGTGTTTTCTTTCACACGTTCCTCAATATCCTTTGTGTCTGTTCTTTTGCTATTTTTCAGACCAATGTAGACGGAAAAACCGAGTGATAACACGCTTATAATGATTGCTGTAGATAACTCTATAGTCACATCATATACCGCCTTCCTTGTTTGTTGGCACACCGCCCACCACCCTTAAAGTGTGCCGCCTGCAACCTTATTACTGGAATCAGTAACATGGTCACGCACAATCTTCTTTTAATTACAATACATTTGCAAATGGAAATACGCCAACAAACAGATCCTCACGGTCTCTCCATTTTCTCGACACTCCATTCTCTGAATAGCTTGCCATGAAGTTTTCACCGGCTTGCGATCTGTCATACACGACAAGATTAACCACAACGGACTGAAATTTTTTCATATCCGCAGCAATCTTCTCTTCCGTGTAGCTTTTCGGGTATATTCTCTTTGCTCTGATGTCGGCTTCTGCTTGACTGATAAGTTGTTCCAAAAGAGGATTTTCTTCCAAATGGTCAAACACGACCTCGGAACTTTCAGAATCAATATGAAATTGTTTCAGACGGATTTTTACTTGCTCCAAAGTCGTATATTCTGCCATGTGCTACCTCTTAAAGTTCAAACTTTTCAATCAGAATCTTTTTCAGTTCCGCACCGCTGATTTCTTCCGCACCTGAGACACCGTGTTCTGCGGCTAACTTCTGCAAGTCTGCCGTAGACATACGGTTGATTTCCGTCTTAGTATATGCGGTTTCCTCCGGGATTTCTTCTTTTACTTCGGTGACGGTTTCCTCCGGGATTTCTTCTCCCGGAAGATACCATTTGCCTTTGTATTTGACTTTGTAATCAAATTTCATCAGCATACCTCCGATTAGTAGCACTTAATTACATAGGTGCTATCCATTCTCTCGTAGGAAGGCAGTACGATTTCTGATACTGTAGTCTTGGTTTGTACGGGATCCTCTGTTACGCTGACAGCAACAGCAACACCAGTATTCACAAGTCTTACATCTGTGGCAGGATTACCCATGAGTGTACGCTCTTCGGGAGTAGTGCCGTACCATGTACTACCCAGTGCACCGTTAGGAATAAGGGTCGCAAATCCATCAGGATAAAACTTATGAGCAGTTCCGCTTTCATCCTTGTACTGCTTAGTGTATACAATGATGCTAATGCCAAGTTCGGTAGAGAAAAGTTCCTTTACTCTCGCATCGGTCATAAATACATTTGCGGTTGTATTCTGTGCAAGAACAGCACTCTTGATCTTTTTGTTCTGTTTTAAGTAGTTCATGGTCTTCTTAGAGACAATCATGATGGAAGGTCTCTCGCCAGTAGCTTCTTCTACGGCATCAATGGCTACGGAAACATCATCCATAGGATCAGAGTTCTCGGTATCAGACCACTTATCGGTCGTAGTTGTAAGTTCTGCAAAGTTGTTGGCTTTGTAGGTTCCGTTAGGGTCATAGTTATAAGCGTAGGTTACACCGTCAGCCTGAATGGAAATCTTAGGAGATCCGTCACTGGGTGCAAGCAGCTGCATAATCATACGTTCAGGAACTACATCAGCACCTTCCACAAGAGTATTTGCATCATCAAAAATTCTGCTTAATACTTCTGCTGCGTAAGGGTCTGTGCTGTCCTTAATACGCATGATTTCCTGTTCGTCCTGTTCTTTGATAATCATAGATTCACGGAAGAATGCCATTTCTGTCTCTTGCATCTTGAATCCTTCACGGCTTCTGATAGTGGAAACTGCATCAAAATTAGATGCTTTCAGGGTAACAGGAAGTCCATTAGAAGTCTTAATCCACTTCAAATCCAGTCCCATTTTCTTCTTGGCGGGGAATAAGCCGGAACCAAGATATGCAATTTTATTACTTGCAACTTCTGTATGCACAAGTGCGATTGCTTTCGCATTGTAGGCATCTCTAATGTTCATTATTTCCTCACTTTCTACCGCTATCTTTCAGCGGTCAGCGGCTACATCTGTCTGTAGTCGGTTTCAGTTATTCAAATACAATCAGTGATAATCCTGTCTTTACACCATCGGCAATGGTAATACCTGCATTTGCGTTAGCATTTGCTTCATTTACACAGGCAAAAGCCTTAATGATAGTTCCGTTGGGGTTGCTATCGTAAACATCGTTAAGCAAAATACCTACTGCTGCATCATCGGTGCTTCCGCCATTTACTTTCTTTCCTGTCGCACTAATAGGATTACCAGCCTTGCACACACCATTAGTGAAAGCATTTGCATCCAGTTTAATAGGAACAAATAATTCACCGCCCAGCTTTCTCTTAAGAATTTCTAACTGGGTAGTTACACTTGTTTCAGAGAATTTCATTTTGTGTACCTCCTTATAAGTACTGGCTAACTACAGCTTCGGCTTCTTTGTTTGTTCCAGCTAAAGTCTTGCCAATCTTTTCAGCCGCTTTTTCGGCTTCTGTTTTTTTGTCATCTTTTCCACCGCCAGCAATTCCACCTCCAGGATTAGTAGATCCGTTTGCAATCTCCTGCTCCTTGGCTTGTGCCGCAGCAGTCTCTTTATCAGAGATAATTTTTCCGAGAACATCAAAATCAAAACTGCCGTCATCCTTTACAACCTGTGCCGCCTGTTCTGATGTGATTTTGAATTTGTCAGCCGCACTTGTACGCTGAGTTGCTAAAGTCTGTGCTTTTTCCAACTCTGCGATACGATTATTTGCTTCCTCTAACTGCTTCGCTGCCTTTTCCTGTTCGGAAAGATTTTGGTCTTTCATGGCATTAAACTCTTTTTCAATGCCCTGTAACCGTTCCAGTTCAGCATTGTTTTTGGTTGCCTTGGCATTTGCTGTCTGAACATCTTTGCCGTTTTCGGCAATAACCTTTTCAATCTGTTCATCAGTTAATCCCATTGCCGCTAAATCTTCTCTCTTCATAAATTACCTCCGTTATGTCCTACGTTTTTTTACGGTGCAACGACACCGAGTGACATTGCCGATTTGTACGCTCACGGCTTTGCGAATTTTTATAAAATAAAAACAGCTACCTATTTCTAGGCAACTGTCTTATTTTGCATTTGTTTTACAATTTCCTGTGCTTTTGCCATCTGCTCTTCCATGTTGATAATGTCAGCAGTTTTCCACAGAGCATCAAGGTAAGGTTTGGAAAGGTTGAAAGTCTTTTCACAATCTCCCCAAAGTCCAACTGTTTTGATTGCAATAAGCGGATGAATACCACACTGCAGAAGTTGCAGTAATGTCTGCGACTTGGTATACATATTATCTTGTGGACTGTGGTTGATCTGCACATCAAAATCTCTAAGAGTGATTTTCAGATCCTCTTTCTTAATGCGGATAACATTCAGCGCAACCTTGGCCAGTCTCTTCTCTGCTGTCTTAACAACCGGATCCTTAAGCCTTGCTCTTGATTTTGAAAAATCCCATCCGTTTCTCAGCTCAACCGCACCCTGCGTATCACCGCCAGTGTTTCCTTGCTTGTTCGGTATTCCCAAAATTGAAAGTGCGCTGTCTGTTAAATCATCCTTGGAAACCTGTGTCTGCGTTTGGTCAAGTTCCTGTGACATCACATCAACATCAGACTTGTTATCCTTGTTAATGGACTTTACAACCAATGCATGGTTCATTTTCATTTTTTTGAACTGTTCTTCGTCAACTTCACAGTTTACAAATTTGTACCATGCCTGGATAAACTGCTCTATACCATCCATTCTGTTTGACTGTGTATTATTGATTGCATCCAACAGATCTATAACAAGTTCAATATCAGACAACCGCTCATGGTTGTTCGGAAATTCTACAATCGGAATACCACCAAATCCGTGAAGTTTCCATGTATCAGGAACAACCGCACTGTTTTTTATCTTACATTCATAGGATTCCGTGTAGCATAGTTTGTACCACTCGCCGTTTTCATCTTTTAATTCCTGTACCGCCAAAATCGGTTCTTCAGAACTGCGGTTGTAAATGACAAACGTGTTCAGAGGATTAGGTGCAACCACACGGATAGGCACATCTCCATTCACAATCTGAATAGCTTTGAATGATGTTCCGGTTGCCGACTGCCACTCACCAGCTTTTATGTCTTTCTCATGCTTATTTGCATCTGCTAAGTAATCGTTAAGTTCATCTACTGCCTTATTTACAGCTTTATCATCTTTTCTGCTGACAAACTGAATAGGCTCTCCGTAAGTCTGACCAACCTTGAACTGTACCCACTCATAAGCATGATTCTCAACGATTTTGTTTGTTATATCCTCATTTGACAGCTTTGTTCTGTATAGTACCGGTTGATCTCCTTTGTAGTACTCCCACAAGTACTTGATAACCGACTTATTGTAATTAAAAACACCGATGCAATCACCAACAACCTTTACAATGTTGTCTTTGGTTATCTGCTCCACATCCGTATATGCAATTTTTCTACCGTGACAACCCTTTACAAGGTCTTGAAATTTCATAGTGTTCATATTTTCACCTACATAAATGTCATTCCGCTGCTTTGGTCTCTTTTTGGAAGTTTCTTGATCTCACGTTCTCCGGTCTCCGTATGGTAAACAACCATTTTATTGCAATTCCGGCACTTATATGTCTTGTCGATGTGTGATTTTGAACTGCATTCACCGACCAACCTTCCGCATCCCGGACAGTACACTCTAATTTTTTGGTTAAAAATCATAAATACCTCTTTTCTGCGCACAAAAATACCGCCCTTGCTGATAAGAGCGGTACTTCTGGAGTCTTCACATGATCTGAGGAGGAAATGAAAAATATCTTGGAATCTTTCTGCATCTTAATAGTATCACGGAAAAATCGGACATATCGGACAAGTTTATATGGAACTATACGATTTCGTATGTTTTTTCAAATATGTCAGGCTTACATGGATAAAGTTCTCCATTTACACCTTTGATAATATAATCACCAATGTTTGCTTTCATATCTCCTTCCAAAGTTTTAATGAAACATTCATCTTCATTATTAAAATAAATATTTCCGTCATCATAAGCAGATATTCCCCATTCTGGTACACCTCTACAATTTGCTCCAATCTTCATAAAATCTTCGCAATATTCAAATGCTTCAATTACAACAGGTTTCTTTCTATATTTTGCCATTTTTATACCTCCGTATTATTTTAATTTGCCATATATCGGTCAAATGCTTTTCTTACGCTATCCTCTGTGTTTCCACCACCGATTCTATCAGCAACCTTGTTCCATGATAATTTTTCAATAAATCGTAAATTGATGATCCGTCTTATACGACTGTCCTGAACGCTTGCAATAAATTCCTCGACTTCATTATTTTTTTGCAGTAAATCGTCCTCTAAAAGCTGTAAAGTGGCTTTTCTTGAATAAAGTAACGTTCGTTTTCTGCTGTACTCTGGATAAGGAAATCCTTCAATACGAAAATGTTCAGTGCCGCCGCATCCACCTGATACGCTGTCAACAACATTCCCATCCGATTCAATTTTTCTGATATCCGATTCAAGTTTTTTAATCTTCTGCTGTACTTCTTTGATTTCTTCCTGTAAATCTATGTATTGAGATAAAACCTCTTTAGTCACCATAATCAATACCTCCGTCCGAAAGAGAATGGGTTTTGAATTGCTTCTGCTCTTGCCATTCTTTTATTTCCGTAAATCATGTCACATAGTTGTGCCGTAGAATCTATCCCGTCATCATGCTTCATTTTCCCTTCAAAAGTAGCAGACAAAATATTTTGAAAATACTTTCTGTACTCTTTTGTTTGATATTTCATGTCCACAAAATGAAGTTTTCGTATGTCTGGAGCATGATTTTTGATTCTATCCATTTTTGCAGTCTGATTGTCTGCCGGATCATGACTTGTGTTAATAGGATATCCGTCTTTTTCCCATATCTTTTCACAATCTGTACGGTATGCTGATGTTGTCTTTGTTTCCTCAAAATGGACTTCTGCTGTCTTATTATTAAATTTATCTAAATGTCTTTCCATTCGTGAAGTAACTTCCGGTATGGTAATTTCCTTATCACCGTCATTGTAGACAACATCAGTGATATAATGTTCTCCGTCAATCTCATAGCAGATAGGCATTGATACAAAATCACCGCCACCATAAGCAGGGTCATTAGCTGCAAATATCCTATCAGGTCTTATTCCTTCAAGTTCTGCCGGATTAAAGAAATTCATCATATCGACATTGAACATCTGACCTTTTCTTTCAATAGGCTCCTGTTGATACTGTGCAAACCATGATGCCATATCGTCATTGTTCTCAAAAGATGCCATACGTCTTTTGTAATCAAGAGTTGTATATCCCAAATGATACGGATAATCAAAATTGCTATCTCCGTTTTCATTTAGTGCAGGAATAATAACCTCTCTGTGCCGTATGCCTTTGTATTCAGGATCATTTTGTAATAGGTCTAACCGTCTACCTTGAACGTCCTTTTTCGCCCAACGTGTTCCTATCCCCAACAATTTAGCCTTTCCAGGCTTAATTCTCGGCATAAAGTTGTTGTCGAATTTTCCCCATACAGTATTTTGCCTATCTTCACTCAATGCTTCATCAATACCGCTGAATAAGTCATCATAAACTCCAAGCCCGTCACAGTCACAAGCACCATTCAATGTTCCGTAAATGCTTCGCATGGTAAATGTTGGGTATGTCTTTTTACGGATAAGGTCTACTGTCAAATCTTTTCCATCAGTGACTAACTTTTTCTCAACTATGTTTGGATATATTTCAGCATATGTGTATGTCGGGTCTGTAATCATTTCTATGATGCCGTCATAGTAACCACCAGTAATTTTGTCCGAATATGCCGAATACAGATTAGACCGTTCCGGTCTGTTAGAGCCGAACCACAGATTACCCATTTTTACTATTTGTGTCTTACCGATTCGTCCGGGACAAAACACCATTCCTTCATCAAGCACATCATCGTACAAATCTTGAATAAGCTGTGCTACCTGCCGTAATGGATTTATTCTCGGCTGATAAAATCTCTCTTCTACCGGTCTGTTCTTTTCCATGTATAGCATGAAGCTTTCAAATCGGTAATGTGCTTCAATCAGAAGCGTTTTGTAATAGTCATCAACAAGGCTGTATTTTTCTTCATGTTGTTGGCTGTATTTTTCAAGGTCAAGTATTCTACCTCCTGTCCTATCCATGCAGAAACGCTCTATAATGCCTTTAGAACGGTTTGTTATCTGTAAGCCATAAGTTATATCCTTTTCACCGTTTATAGCCACTCTACAGGCTTCTATGTACGCATCAATGACCTGTTCATCAATTCCCTTGCGTTGTATGTAATTGTCATAGCTGTTTACTGCCGATATAAGGCTCTGACTTGCCAATATAAAAGAGCCTCCTTCCCTAAAATTTTGGAAATTTGGCTCTCTGCGTAGGCACTCTACGACTGGTGCTCTTGAAAATATTCTATTTGCTATGCTAAGCAGTCCAAAACACAACATAACACATATGGTTTGTGTCAAATGTTATACTGATAATTTGTTCTGCGCTCTTTAATTCTTCCCAATCCTGGTCATTTTGCAGAATGGCTTGATTTATATCATTAAGTTTTTTTGCAATATTGCCATTTCACCAACTTTGCTTGATTCATAAATTATTTCACCCCGATTCTATTAATTTTCCCACATTTCGGGCATTTGATTTCAGCCTGTCCGTTAAATTTGCCTAAAAGGCGGTTGCACTTGCTGCAACGTGCATCTGTCAAATAATGCTGACGTTTCCACTCTTCAATCAATTGATATATAAAATCTCTTCCAACGTTTCTTGGTGGAATGTGACACAATGGTAAGTTTCTTTTCTCACATTCCTCGTATTCTCGAATTGACTGTTTTTGAAATTCAGATAACGGAAATGGTGCAATCTTCTCTGCAAACTCAACCAAAGACATTTCACTATCCTGCTTAATTTCTCGCTGAGATGCGTCATATTCCAACTGTTCAGTTAATTCATCTGTTATTGATTCCATTAATTCTGCCATGCTCATTCTTCAATACTCCTATCAAATCATGCATTTGAATCAGTAGTTTTTAAATATTCAACGAACTGTGCCCAAGCCTGTTCGCATGTTAAATCGCCAACAGGATTTTGAACATAGTATTCTTGGAAATATTCCCGGGCCTTTTCTTTTTCATCTTCGGAATATGAATCCCATTTAGAAACTCCTGATTTCTTTTTGAAAAATTCGCACTCATGTTCACTGTCAGCAAATCCAGCACCAGGAATCCATTTTTCCGGATGGTTGCACATTTCAGCCATCCCTACAACTTCGTTTCTATCAAATCCAAGGTAAGCACAATCATGACACGTCATTCCTCCACCAGCTTTCTGCCGCACATGGGGCAAAACTCAATTTTAAAATATCCCATAGTTGCTGCATTTGCAAAAATAACAATACCAGGTTTATTGTCTCTGACATTTTTCAAAATCTGTGCTTCTGTCAAATTTGTTTCATTCGCACATTTATAAATTTTAATGTCTGCTCCGCAGATTGTATTTTCGTCATGCCAGTTTTCACAAAATTTACACATGCTTATTTTTCAACCTCTCCATTAACCGTTCACATTTATCAAGATTTTCGCAAGTAATGTTGTTTAAGTATTTTTCGCTTTTGTCAGACACTGTTGTTATATTCATTTGTATCAGTTTCGGTTCAAAATCTTTACAATACTGACAACAATCTTGAAGAATAAGGTGAAATCCATTCATGTAAAATTCCTCCGTAACCCATGCAGACGGAATCGAACCGCCGACACACATCCTATGCGGATGCCGCTCTTCCACTGAAACTATACATGGGAATCGCACCGTAAAACCTTTTATGGCTTGCGCTTGCCATAACCAAATGTGCACCGCCTACTTGTCACTGACTATCCACACAATCTCACAGTCTTGTCTGTTCTCTACTTCATAGGCTTGGTTTTCGCTAAACATATGTGGCTTACGTTTTAGCTAAGGAATAGTTGCCGTGGGAGTTGAACCCACCCGACCCAAACAAGGTACGACTACTTTTGAATCTGCAAATTCTACTCGCAGAAGTGTTTTTCGTTGACCGATAATGAGCAACTACTATCCATACATCTCCCATCGACCTGAACTATTGCAGTAGTACCAGACTAAGTGGAGATAAAGATAAACGCCGTACACAGGATTTGAACCTGCAAGCCTTTTACAGCCAACGGTTTTCAAGACCGCTCCCTCACCACCCGGACATACGGCAAATATAGCAGTGTAGTGGAACTGCTATATCCGAAATTGCTTTTGCCACTACTTTGTACAATCTCATGCGGACTTTCTATACCGCTTACGGCAAACCTTTTCCCAGGTTGATTGTCGTAAGTTTAGCGCAGATACAAGGACTCGAACCTTGACAGCATTTCTGCTGGATAGCTTAGCAAGCTACTGTGTTACCATTACACCATATCTGCGTATCGGTGGTTTTTTACTTGGTTATCACCACCCAAGGATCTTTTAGTCAGCCGCAAGCGGCTCTATCAAGTTCCCATGAGATAAAACATTAACCGGTGTATTTATCCCCTATGCTTCTGTAATAAGCATACTCGGAGTGTACTTGCAACAACACCTATTGGGATGATGGGACTCGAACCCATACCCCACGGCTTAGAAGCCCGTTGCTCTCTCCATTTGCGCTACATCCCAATGTGCGTTTCCATAAGCTGTATGCCTACATTTAAGGCGCTGACACAGCGCAACACTTATGGCTATTTTTATTTTCGCAGGGCATCCGCCAGTTACCTGCTAGTCGGTTGCGATCCGACATCGTGGGGAAAGAAGGAGTCGAACCTTCGGTGTTTCTAATGTCACGGTTTTACAGACCGCTGCAATCGCCACTATGCATATTTCCCCAAAACCTGTGCCGTATAACCACAGATGAACTTCTGGCATATCTATCTGCTAACTACCGACTATTTCAATCACGGTATCGTCTTATCACCGCAGATAAAGTTTTCTCCGCTATATAGTTGTAAGGCTTCAAGCGGTTACGTGGAAAACCCTCACGAGCCTTGCGACGGCTCTTAACAGCATTCCGCTATGAGGTGAAAGGAGTATTCCATGTAGGTGGAATATTCGCAGATGGCAAAGACCGAAAGAAGAAAACATCTGCGAAACAGGACTACCAGGATTCGGACCTGGGATGCAGCAGTCAAAGTGCTGTGCCTTACCGCTTGGCGATAACCCCAAACTCCGGGAGAGAGACCATCTGCTCCCGGATTATTTTCGTGAACCACTTTATTCAAAATTGTCACGCCTGCGCATGGTACTTTTTTAAATAGGGGAAATATTTGTCATTTCCCACACGCAGGCTCCATACACTTATCGTGTCTTGACTTCAACGGTTCGTAGGCATTCCCCAGCCGTAAACGAGCCGCAAGCTGTTTAGGTTTTATGAATTTCACCCACTCTGTTCTCCAAAATGGGATAATTCGCATAATCTCCGGTAACCACATAGTTTTTGTAGCTATACCCACATAAAAGTTATTCCAAATGCAAGAAACATTGCAGTTGCAAAGAAGAATACTCCGTCTGATGCCGTTTTCTGCTTTGGAGCATATAATGCACTTGCTATTGCGAAAAACGCCATTACTGCAGTTGTCATAATTTTCAAAATTATGAATAAAATCATGTTAACTCTACCTCCCACACAAAGTAATTTGCAATCAGCAATATCAATCCGAACGCAATGCCAAGCACTCTTGAAATCGTATCTGCACTAGAATCCCGTGCAATCTGAAAACAACTTCCGCAAATAGTAAGTAATGCTGTTGAAGAACATACTTTTAAGAATTTCCTGATTATGTTTTTCATTTTTTCTTCGTCCTTCCTTCAATTTCATCGATCATTGCCATTACCAGTGCTTTAGCAAACTGGCTATTGTTATGTATTTTAATCAGCAAATTGCCCTGCCGGATAAGATACGACCAGTCATCATCCGTTTTCGGATTAGCACACTCTTTATGTATTTTCCAAACCTCTGTGTAGATCTCTTTAATCTCCGGTGGCAATTCACATTTCTCCTTAACTGGCAAATCTTCTTTAGGCTCTTTATCAAGTCTGCTCTTTTGGTGCTTCATCTGACAGCTAACCATTTCTGTAACGTTCTCACGGTCTCTCTTGATTCCGTGACCTTGCAGAAACAACTCACATTGCAGGACTTCACCGCATTTTGAACATTCGTCTTTTATCTCTTTCCCAAATATCTGCATACACTTAATCTCTACCAGTGACTACCGCTCTTAAAAATACTCCGATGATGAACAGGATATACACCCATGCAGGAGCATGTAATTGAAACAGTATCCATGCTAAAACTATGTAAATGAAAATCATGTGGTACACCTCCTAAGGGTCTTTTTTATTTTTGAGGAAATTTGAGGGACTAAGTAGGGGCTGTTCGCTGGTCCTGCCAGACCCCCTCCCCCTGTGTGCTATGTTTCTTTTCAACTATGCGTTAAACTATTCTTTCACGCAGTCTTTATTGACACGTCCTTAACTATCCCATATTTCCGCACATTTCCGTTGTTGTTGCTACTCATTCGCATTTGTGTTGTTGCTGTCATACGCTCTGGAATCGGTCAACATTGATGTATTTTGTCCATTTGCACCGCCTAACTGTGGCAAATCCGAAGCGGTTAACGCTTGCTTGTGGTTCTGCTGCTCTCTCGATACTCCCGGAAGGTTCCAGCCGTAGTGACGATTTAATATTGCTAGGATCCCTACAGGGTTGCGCTTTGCTGTGGCAAGTTTTGCACTTAAAGACTCTTCGCGAAAATCTGATATCTTTTTGCCGATGTCAGAACTTAATGGACTTGATTTAGTTCCCTCATCTCTCCAAGTAGCTATAGTATATCTGTCTATACCTGTTAATAAGCTAAATCCTATAGCTGATACCTCTTTATCATACATCATACACATATATATATAATAATCACATATGCGATTAACCAAATCATAGTTATAAGCATTATAATTACTATAACCACCTATAAACCCGTCTATGTTATGCATCTCTTTAGATTTAAGACAGTCAGGCTCATTAAATGCATGGCGTTTGATATACATAAGAGCAGCATTCCAAACGCTTTGAGACTCTTGCCGAATATCCTTAATTTTCTGATCCTTGCAGAACTGGGAAAGGTATAATTCCATGTCGTTCTCGTATACCTGGGATGTTTCTGTATTTTCCACTTTTTCCATGTTCTGCACCTCCTTAAAAATCTGCAATAAAAAAATCACTAAACCTCACTTAATAAACCTATGTTTTTTTAATCTCCTCCAAAGATCATGTAAAAACATAAATTTACAAAAGTGATCAGCCAGTGACTTCTGATCGGTTCCGGTCTGTCGGCTCCGGTGGTCTTGGTTACAATCTGGGCGGCTGCATATCCAGAGGGGGTTGGATCTGTACCGCTGTCACTCGCACCGTATTAACGTCGGCTCCCTAACTGCTTTTATCATACCACAAGACCTATTTATAAATCCACAACAACCTTTTACGCATTTGACAATTTGTTATGGTGGTATGTCTGCCGTTGATCCTGAGCATATAAAAATCATGCGATTAAAAAATATCATCCGTGTAAATTTGGCAAATAGGATTTTTTGACAGACAGACAGGTATTTTTGCAGATGGGTACATGGTGGCATCCAGTCAGCTCTAGTATTTATATATACTTGGTTATACAATGTCTTTCTGCACTTATTTATTTTTATTTTATCTAACCTTTATTTTATCTAATCTCCTTTTATTTAATCTGCGTCTACAAAATGTCTACAATTTGTCTACAAAATTTAGCACGTTAAAATATCGCAGTGAAAATAGATCAAGAAAAGCAGGCTGTTACACCTGCTTATAGATTACGATATTTTGATTTTAATTTGTTTATAAAATCATCTGTTAATAGTCCGGATTCTTTTGCTTTTTGTGTCTCCTCTCTTGCCGATTTTGCAACATTTATGTTTGCTGTGGTCACAATTTTAATTTGTCTGTGATTAACAGATACGCAAGCAATCCACTTATTTTTTACGGTATCCCAATTAACACCAGGGATGCCGCTGTTTTTATGTATTCCGGTTGCTTGCTTTTTATCGCTATATATTTTTTTCGATTTTTTGACTTTTTCTTTGTTCTTTTTATTCCAATCCTCAGATTGTTTATTATCAATTATTTTTAAATGTTTTTTAGCGCATTGAGGGCAAAATCTTTGTAAGCCGCTGCATTTAATTATATCACATCCGCAAGACTCGCACTGTATAAAAGATCCGAGCGGAATTATAGAGCCGTGTTTGATGCACTCTTTATATCTTTTGCTTTGCTCTTTTTTTCGTTCCTGTCTGCATTCAGGACAGTAAAATGCCCTCGGACCACCTAAAAAGCTGGTTCCGCACGTTTTGCAGATTCTTGTTTGTAGATTGTCTTTCATTTTTTTACTCCAACGCAAAAAGCGGAGCTTTTGCGCTCCGCATATTTTTTTTACTGTTCATCAATGCCAAATTCCAAAGATGCAGCTACGCCCATTTTGTTTGTGTAAATGCCATCTTCATCAGCCACAACTTCAAAACCAAAATCAAAGGAATTTATTTCGTCGTATGCCGCTTGCGGATCGTCTACGTTGCCATCCCAGCAAGAAGGGTCTTCCCCATTTTTTAACGCATTAATATCATTAACCAAACTCCCTTTTTCCATAAATTGATACCCATTACACAAATATTGGACTTCTCCATTTCTCCCAAATACAACTAATGTTAATCCGCCTCCATTGTCTTCAATCACTTTGTAATTTCTCATACTTTCCACCTTTACCTTTCTTTTATGCTATGTGTTTGCTTGTTCTTCTGATCTTCTCCGCTCTCGCTGTGATCCGGTCAATTAACACCCTGTCACCGTATGCGGTTTTGCTGGCTAATAACTCCGTATCTGTCATGCTCTCCAGTGCTTGGAGTGTTTCCGCTTGCACCGTCTCCAGTGCTTGGAGTTCTGCCCGGTTAAATTCTTTCAGCCTTTCGGATTCCGTTGTTTCCAGTTGATCCCGGTAGTACCGGAAAAACTGCCGTACGTTTGAACGGATCCGGGCGGCTTTCTTTGCTGTGATCTGCTCCGGTGTTCCTGTCATTCTTCCTCGCTCTCCTTTTCGGATGCAAGATCGTAATCGCTGCCCTGGATAAATTCGCCGTCTTCGTCGCATTCGCAGTATTCCAATCCATACTCTTCGACGTTGTAAAGGCTTCCGTCCTCGGTGTATGAGCAGCGGTATTTGTTTAACTCTTCGAGTGCTTCCCGTCGGTCTTCGATGTTCCACCGTCTCAGCTCCTCTACAGGGTAATCGCAACCATCAGTGCTGCCGAGGATTGTTTCTCCCTTTCTAAAGCTTTTATACTCTTCTCTTGTCAGTCTGATTTCACAGTGCTTTAAAATGATTGTATTATTCATTTTTGTTTACTCCTTTCGTTTGTTTGTAATTGTATTATACATTATTAAACTATGCTTGTCAATACATTATTAAACTATTCTTTCATTTTTTCTAATTCTTTTGTAACGCAAGATAGCACAAATTCGGAAATGCTCATGTTTCGCAAAGTTGCAGCAGCTTTCAATTTTTCTTTTGTCCCTTTTGGTGACATTACAGTAATTCTGTCGTACTTGTCTTTTTGATATTGCGCAATATATGACAGCCCTTTTTCTTTTTCCCTGAATGCCATTTGTAACACCTCTCTTTCTTTTTATAGAATAGTATCATATTAAACTATGCTTGTCAATTAGTTTTAATGTTTGCATTATATAGGTAAAAACAACTTTCAGAAAATTTTTTAAAATTATTAAACTATGCTATTGACTATATTATTAAACTATGCTATAGTTATCTCAACAAATAAATAAAGCCGGTGACACCTACCAAGCGAACACCGGCACCTAAAAAATAAAGTGAGGTACCAAGTATGCAGAATATAACATTTAATGATTGTCCTTGGGCGGTAGCTTACAAGATCGACAAGAGCACACAGGACGACAGAAAAACAAAGGTAATTATTACCGCTACTTTCTCCCATCCAGACAACGCAGAAGATTTTATAAATAACTGCTTGCCAAAGAACACAAATGATAGATTTTTTATAATTCGGCTGGCAGATCTTGAAAACTGCGAGGATGCCGACAGAATCCAGAAAGTTTCTGAATTCTATGCAAAAATTATTTAAGCCGAAACGCTCCGCCATGGAGCGTCAGCCGTGGGATGGTCTCCCGGCTCTGATGATGGCAGACCAGAAAGGGAAAATATGAGAACGTACGAACAGGATTTAAAAGAGCTTAATATTTCAGAGGACGAATTTAATAACATAATTTCGCACATTTACGATAAAACAGCCGATGAAATGGCGGTACTCGCTAAGGCGATTAAAAGCGGCGCGGCTGTTCTCCCGACTGTAAAAAAAGCATTTGAGCGCGTTCTTGCAATTAGACAGGCGGAAAGACAAGAAGCATATAACATTTATTATAACGATTTAAATACCATGTGTTATAGCTGTAAAAAATGCGGTATAAGTTGTAACGGTACAGTTTGTAAAACTTGGACGGGTTGCGCAATGAAAAATTAAGTCGAAACGGCGGAATCTGCCGTTGTCTGCAGGAACTGCCCTACCTGCACCGATGAGACAGGGCGCATGATGAAAGGATGGTTGATAATATGAGAAAAGAAACAATACAGGAAAAAGAAATAAGAATTTTTAATCTTTACAAAAAAGACCTTGAAAAACTCGGGGACGATAACGGGTATATAAGAATGAACGTTATAGAATACGTTTGTAGCTTTCCAAAAATTAATCCTTACAAGATGGCAAAATCATTAAAAAATAGCGGTTACAATGTTGTTTTTGATGATTCCAGTATAACAAGGGAAGAAAACGAAAAGAAAAGACGAAAAGTTGAAAAAATAGCGTAATTAAGCAAGTAAGACAGGCTTACACCGGGGTTCGATTCCCCGGCTTGCTTTTACCCGGAAACGGGAAAAATTGAAAATATGGAGGTATTACGCCATGAGCGAAAACGAACGCAGAAAAGAAGAACTAATAAGACGACTGGACAACCTCGAAGCCTGCAAAGATAACCCGGTATACCTTGCAGAGATCAAGAAAATACGCAAAGAGCTTGCAGATATAAACTGCGAACAATAGCCGCCGCAGAGGATGCCCGCCGGATCACTACCGGCGGCGGTTTTATGGGTGAAATTTACCCAAAAATAAAAAAAAGGAGGTTACCATAGGATGGAAGAAAAGAACATTGAAAGACTATACAAGCTGTTAGAGTGTGCGGAGCGAGAGAAAGACACGGAGACAGCCGCAGTTTTGCGATGGGCAATTTTTGAACTGGAAAACAGATAAAAGACGGCTTGCAACCGTCTTTTTGTCGTGCTATGGGTATATGCTGATCTGTTTTCGCTGCTCTTCTATGCTTTGGAAAGATTCCCAAACATATTGACTTGACGGCTTGCGCTGTCTTGGTGTACAATCAAATATTACAAGGGGATTATACAAAATGCGAAAAGTGGGAATCGGTCATGTATATGACATTATGGAAAGCGTAGCGGATGCCGGGGAACGGCTGGAAACCGTCATAAAGGTTGAGAGTGCCGCCGGTGGTCTGTCTGCGGAATCTGCGGAGCTGTTGCGGTCTGCGTATGATTCCATGCTTTCTGCAGTCGGAGACCTTGCGAAAGCTGCGACACGGTGACAGGTCCAGGACTCGCATTGCAGAAGTGTGCAGATGTTCCACGCCTTGAATCGGTCTGAAAAAATCTGCGAAAAAACTCTGAAAACGGATTTTTCAGCTTGAAAAGTGCTACCCAGGGGGGGATTAAAAATTTTTGCATTATATTTTGACGAAAAATTTTTCTTTCAAAAACCTATGAAAACGAGATTTTCGGTTGAAAATGCAGACCTACGGGGGTATCAAAAGAAACACATTAAAATTTTTTCAATACTTCGCATCTATTTATCGACAGAATATCACAAATGTGTTAAAATTTTATAAAATTCAAAATGAAAGGGGTAATTACTCTATGAAACAAAGTGGTTTAGGAATTGCTTCGATGATTTTAGGAATCATCAGTATTTTGACAGCTTGTATAGCTTTCGGAATTGTGCCGGGAATTATAGGTGCTGTTCTTGCTATCATTGCACTATGTCAGAAAGACAAGAAACACGGCACTGCTATCGCAGGACTGACTTGCTCTATTATCGGAATTATTATTTTTGCCATTATGGCATTGTTTGTAAATAGTGTATCCGATAGTAACAAGGAATCTACCGGCACACAGGCATCTGTTTCTGCAATACAAGAAAGTTCTACCGCAGTATCAGAAAGTACACCGGAATCAAAGGTTGAAGAGGTAGAAGCACCCAGTGGTACTGTTATTTCTCCCGGTTACACATTCGATGCGGACGGCTTGCAAGTCACTATTAATGATTTTGACCTTGACTACACTGATTATGAGGATGAATACGGTTGGAACGCTCCTGCTGATGGAACAAAATACATTATGATTGATGTTTCCTATCAGAACAACAGTAAAGATGATAAGTATGTAAGCATCTACGATTTCCAGTGTTACGCAGACGATACAGATTGTGAACAGAATTACAGTGTTGTGGATAACTCTTCGTTGAATGCGAATATTTCAAGCGGCAGAAAAACATCTTACAAGATTGCATTTGTAGTTCCGCAGGATGCGCAGAGTATTGAACTGGAATACGAAACAAGTTTCTGGACGGGCAACAAAGAAGTTATCAAATTACAATAGAATATAGGATTTTAAGGGCATCCGCAAGGGTGCTCTTATTTTTAAACAAACAAAAAAAGAATGTCCTCCACGACAAGGACACTCTTCTTTTTAAAATAAATGCCTGATGCGCTTTTACTGAAAAGTATTGCTACTGTTCAGCTGGTTTAAATTATAACCTGAACACCTACATTGTATCATTCAAGAAAAATTTACGCAAGCATTCTCATGTAATTTTTTATAATTTCATCAGCTACAGCAAACACTTCTCTTCCGTAGGTAGCCAAAAAGTCAGCAACAATCTCTTCTGTCTGAATATCCATAGTCAAATTGTAGGACAGGCAGAACGCATGGCACAATTCATGGCACAGCACACGATCATAGAAATTGCCATGAATCATATTTGATATGTAAATATCTCTTGTGTTCCTGTCTGTCATGCCAAACGTATATGTACCGTCAGAACGCATCAACATAGGACTGTGACTGCCTACGAGCCTTAAATTCCAGTCCATTCCATTTATCGTGAACAACTTACCACCTCCAACATAAAAGGGGCTAAATAAGCCCCTTAAGTGTTTTAACCGATTTTTGTTACCAGTGCAGACAGTTTGTTTCGCAGTACCGTCTTTTCTTCCGGTGTTGCATCGTTGATGATCTCCGTCATGTCGTTTGCAAGTTCGGTCATGTAGGTGTTCAGGTCACGGACTTTTGCTTCTTTGTCCTGCTGTGTATTTGCCTTATGCAGTTCCTTATTTTCCATGTAGGTTCTGCGGCTCATGCCACTTCTGCCCTCTCTTGCATCACGCATACCGGATGAAGAAGTTTCCGTGTAGTACATACGCCCCATGTCTCTGTCCATATCACGGTGATACATTTCCGGGGTCATATGGTAATAGGGTGGCTCTTCATAACCTCTGCGGTAGGTTCCACGACCTTTAGGTGCAAATCTGCCGTCAGCATAGCGGTAATGGTCATAAAAACGTTTACTACCGTCACCGTAACGATCAAACATTTCCATGACTTCGTCCGGGTCATAGTCCTGCATGGTTTTTGTCAGCTCACGGTAGTACATGGCTTCGGACAGATCTTTCATCATGTCGATGACTTTTCCCATTTCGCAAGTATCTACTTTGTCAATTCCTTTGTCAAACTGCGTTTTAGCGCATTCAGAAAGTTTTTCAATCATTTCATGCATTCTTTTAACATCCATGATTTTTCACCTCCTACGCTTCACGAACGGCAATCAAATTGCTGTTCTGCACTTCAATAGCTTGCGTAGAAGTGTTCTGAACGGCTACCGTACTGCAGCATCCACGAGGAACATCAATGTAAGCCTGTGCAGAAACATTGAAGAAATTCTCTACTGCTGCCGGAGTTACAATCATTCTTGTGGACTGCAAAGGTTCTCCGTCTACTGCCAGTGCAAGGGAAATTTCCTCAACAGTTCCACCAGTGGGAATCTGAATGTTGCCGGAATAACTTACAAGGAATCTTGCACGACACTGATTAGTGATACCTCTTAACTTCACAATTCCGGATCCCTCTCTATGATTGATACAGTTACTTCCATTTACGGCAGTTTCGGTAAAAGCAACGTCTGCTCCTGCTGCCACAGTCTGTAATGCTACTGCTGTATATTCAGCCATAATAAAACCTCTCTTTCAAAATCAAAGGGGCAAACCATATAGTCTGCCCCATGTTGTCAGTAATTCTGCATAGCAGACATAACCTTAAGGTTAAGTTACTCGATATGCAGTTTTAGCATCCGCAACCAGTGTTGCAACCACATCCGCATCCGTAATATACATTAGGGTTGGGAACCTGGTATGCCGGGATGGGCGCAGGATTCACAGCGTTGATGATCTGCTGTGTCTGTGCACTCATGGCAGTAGTCAGAAGAGCATTCTGACGATCCTGAGAAGCGGCTCTGCGCAGATCGTTGTTCTCTGCCTGCAGAGTAGCGATCTTATCCTGACATAAGTAGTCAAGGATTGCTCTTGTACCGGCGTTCTGGCTGTCGATAATATCACGAGTGTTGTTATTCATGGTGTTCTGCAATGCGCAAGTATTCGTTGCCATATTGTAGTTTACACCCTGGATAGCTTCACGGGTATCGCAGCAGCACTGTGCTAACTGTGCCTGTAAAGCGTTAGCATTCTGCATTCCTGCTACGGTGTCTGCATTGATAGCCTGTTGGATGCCATAGCCAGTCTGTAAAATGTTGGTATTTACGCCATTAAATCCGGTAAGCATACCATTGTTTACAGCGTAGAATCCGTCACACAGACCGTTGTTGATTCCGTCCAGTTTACCGATGATAGACTGGGTGTCGAACCCTCTTTGCAGTGCAGAATCGGTATAGTAACTGGAATTAGAGCCATTACCGCCCCATCCATTACCGCCCCAACCTCCAAAAATCGCAAAAATTACGACTATGAACCAGAGCCATCCACCGTCACCAAATGCACCATTATTTCCGTAGCCATTTCCGGCAGCCGGAATAACAGGCATGGTAAAAGGACTGTTGTTTGTTTCAAACATATTAGATTACCTCCATAATTTTATTCATAAAGAGGTCTCCCGGGTTTTGTGCACAAACCTCTAATATGCTGTTAAAAAGGAAACTGACTTTTTATCTGTCTTATTACATCATCAGGATTTATACCTTTCGTTTTGCAGATGTTTCTCGCAAGATTTTCTACTCCTTGGAAATCACCTTTTTGAGCCATCCCATAAGCGTTTTTTACCATGTCGTTAGACATGATCTGGCTGTTCCCCATCATATTTTGTATAAACTGTTGCGGATTCCCCATTGACTTAAGCATCTGCATCATCCTTTCTTTGCGATTGTGGAGTTTTCCTTTGCGTTTGCGAAGTTTTCAACTGTTCAATCTTTTGTTCCAGTTCATCGAAACGCTTCATAAATACCGCTGTGGCTTCGTCTGATAGGTCAAATTTCGCCTTTTCTGTGTCTGGCGGTAAATTGTTAGGGTCTGCATCTAAAACAGGCTTGTAAAGCCTTGTATAGATTTTTCCATCTGCTCCCCAGGATTTAGCATAGATCTCCGACAGGTCCTGTTTTGGGAAAAATGCTGTGTTTCCATCCATAGGAACCTCATTCGGTGCTATGCACTCTTGCGCCGGTACAATACGACCGTACATCTGTACTGTGTTTTGCTGTGGCTGTTGCATAAATTGCTGTGGTTGGAATTGCTCCTGTTGTGGCATAAACTGTCCGTACATAGGTGTTCTATACTGCGGATTGAAATAGTTCGGATTCATAATCGGCTGCGGCATGGCTATTCTCCCTTTCTTCCATTGATTCTATCTGTTTCGCAATTTCAACTTCATCAAGTGTCTGATATGTCGGCTTGTTCATAAGTCCCAACGGACTGAAATTCATAAGCATTACCCGTTTCTCCTAAAACTTCCTCGATCACATGAACCATGATTGATTGATACTTAATCGGCACTTCCCTTGTACGTTCTTTGCTGAATATATGTTCCAGTGTTTCATCTGAAAATTTGAATTTTCCCATAAGGTCATCCCTCCTTATGATTAAATTTTTGCATAAAAAAAGAGAGTGAAAATATCATTTTCCTCTCGTTAAAATATCATTTGCATAAGGCTTTTCTATGTACCAATTATGTACCAATTTTTATTAAATTATAAAGAATTATGTTAAATTACGTTAAAGAATAAAATGTCGAAAACACTGATAAACACTGCATTTGTAAGGTTTTGTAAGATTATAAGAAAATACGTGAAATATGGTAAAATATAACGATACC